TAGNTAATTCTACAAAATTTTTTATTTATAATATTATTGAATTATAAAAAAATTATTTCTATATAATAGTATAGAGTAAGAAATAGTACAATGAAAGAAAGTGAAAATAACTTATCTTTTTATAGTAGTGCCATAATTCAGGCGATTTTCGCCATATTATTGTTAATCATTCTCAGTTATATTTATAAACTCGAGAATATGGGTTGTGAATGTTCCGAACATCCCAACAAAGATTTTATCAAGAATTTCACCGTAATAGCGCTAGGTTATTTCATAATAACTTCCATAATATCGCTCAAAACTGTAGCTAAAAGTATGGGATATGTCGTAGTCCAATTACTATCTATCGCGACATTCGTATTCTTCTTAATGTTTGTCGTATATATATATTACGCCTTCGACTATGTAAGATATTTAACTAACGAAAAATGCAAATGTTCGGAAGATTTGAGCCGTGATATTATTTCAATAGGAACCATGATATCTCTATTCCTCTTCTTAACCCTGTTATTTACTATTATAATAGTCCCCATACTATTAAGCACCTTAAGCGACCTATTATCTAAAATTGAAGTATTCGAAGAAGAAGTCGAAGCGACTATTCGCAACCCCATGAAATCTCTCCGCAGTACCCCTGACAGAATAGTTAAATCCGTCAAAGAAGTAGGCAGTTTTGTTAATAAATCCGCTAAAAAAATAACTAATTTAAGAAAAAATAGATAAATTCTTAATTACATAATTCATTTATAATTTTTCCCATGTATATTAAACCATATATAGCCCTCGTATAGCCCTCGCGATTATATATTCAGAGTTCGCGTTCCCTTTTTAGGTCTTCCGCGCCCCCCTTTTAATATTTGAATATCCGCAGTATCTTCTATAATAGATGTTATTTCTTCGTCGCTAACAGACAATGTCTCTATATTATTATCCGTGTCATCTATTGATATCTTGCTATGAACATTTTTAATTATATTATCAATATCCTCGTACTGTTTCTTATCATTTTGTTGGATTGGCATTGTTCTATTTTGCATATTTTGAGCATATTGTGGTACATTTGAAGGTACAGGGTCGCTGTTCAAAGATCCGAATAAATTGCTAACCATATTAAATAACCCCATATTATCATTACTTGTTCCGCGATTTTGAGACATTTGCGGTATCTGTTGTTGCCCTGGATTGCCCATCACATATTGTTTTGCTGCAGCGTTCTGAAACTGTTTCATTAACTCGGGATTGGAACGTAATACATTTTCAACATCCGGTAGCGGTTGCTCCTTAAACATTCTGCTAGTTAAATGAAACATAAATGCGCTACCTGACAATGATATAAAAAGACGCAATTCTGGTGCCATTTTTTTACCAGTCGCCTTATATTTATAATGTAATTCTTCGAATATATCATCATAATCATTAATATTTTCATTTACCTGTTCTGACCACCCATCTAATTTAATAGACAACGGATCATATCTTCCATTTATATATTCAGTTCCCGAAATAAATGCCATTAACATTTTTTGCTGAAATCTAATACTTCCGTCAAGTTCCTTTTCTCTTATAATTCTATTATATTCAGTCCTCATCTCTTCAATATCAGAATTCATATTGAATTTAAAAGGTATCTTGAATCCCTTCGACTCTAGTCTGTCTAACTGATAAATTATCTCCCTCTTCTCATTTATCTCATTTTTAACTATTTCTTTAGGACTTAAAAATTTATTTTTTCTATAATCATTTTTATTTCGGTCATCTCCGCTACCACTACCGCTTCCATCACTCCCGTCGCTTCCATCGCTTCTATCACTCCCATCACTCCCATCGCTCCCATCACTCCCGTCGCTATCACGCGTATCCTCGCTGGTTCCACTCGCTTCACTTACATCATCATCATATCTATTTTTTTTCTTATTTTTACCGCTATGAGAACTTTTTGAACTATATAGACTTTTACCACCATCACTTTCACTATCAGTTTCTCTTTCTACTCGCGAACTTCTCCCTACCTTATCTTTATTGCGATATATGTTTCCTATATTTTTCATATAGTTCTTTTTACCGCCCGACGAACTTCCGTTTGAAGAACCTCCGGATGATATAGATATAACATCATCGCTTATTTTCTTTCTATTAAATAATTCGTTATTTATACCAATATTAGATTGCTTATTAGAAGGTATATTAAAATTAAAGGATTGTGTATTGAAACTATCCTTATTCAACTCTATTAAATCATCATTTCTATTATTAAAATTTGATAGTAATGTCATATTATATATTTATTTGGGTATCAAATGTTTATATATCTATTATAATATTTTAATGTTTATTAATACGCATCATATAAAAATAAACTATACCTTGTTTTTTAGCATTAACCAGGATAACCACGCGTCATAAAATAATCTGCCTGTGTTTTTATAATCAAATATATCAATTCGCCCCCTTATTATCTTCATTACTCCAGATATCACTAATATATATTTTATTATATTTATCTAACATATCATCTTTAGTATTACTTCTAATATATGATATCGCCTGTAAACATGCGTCGCTTAAATCATCCTTCTTCTTGTTTTCATTAAATCTCTTCTTTAATTGCTCGTTATCGCTGATATATTCGCGACACAATTCTATACTTAACATCTTGTTATTCTTATATTTATCACGCCTAAACCCTTTTTTGTTCTTGGCGTCCGGTTTATCTTTGGGTTCAATATTTATTATATATTTGTGATTTTTCGTTTTTAATGATGCGTTTACGAGAACTACACTTCCCACCTCTTTGTCCCAATATTTAATTAAACTAAAATAACCATATATTATATGCTGAATCGTCTTCATTATCCCATTTAAATTTGAAGGCTGATTCTCTATTAAAACATATTCTATCATATTTATATTCATATTCTTAAGCCCGCCTATTATATTATCCATCTCAATATATATTCTTTCAGATATATCCTCAATCCCCTTAATCTCTTTTTTCGATGATGCCAACTCAATTATACGCCAATCTAGTATTTCTAATATTTCAGTTTTTCTTATTATACATACCGCTAAATTCTTAACACCAATATCAAAACTTATATATATCATATCATTATTATATATATTATTATAATTTTATATCAAAATATATCATTAAGAATGTCGCGTAATGCTTTTTTGGAGTTCCGCTACAATTTTTGGGGTATATGAAGTAATATTGTAATGTTTTATAAGTGCTATTAAATCCTTCCAGAACGTATCATTATTATATTTAGAATTATATTTATTTATCCTCTTACATTTTTTATATAACCATTTATATAATTTCTCTAAACCTTCTGTAGTCTTATTAGATATCTTACTTATTTTCTGTTCTTTTATTAATCTATCCATATATCTTTTCAAATCTTCGCATTTATGATTATAATTCGGTAAAGATTCGCGCAAATCATAAAATTTCGTATAATTATAAGACGGGCATATTATTAAATTATCCGTATAATCTACAAATGTCGGATTATTATCTATTATCAATAATCTCTTGCTAATATCATAATTATTAGGTATTTTTATACTTTTACTTATTAATGGTAATATTTTAGCAACAGATTTCTTAATATTACCATGATTATCTATAATACAATTGTCGCGCGTAAATAAAGGTCTATCGAATTTAAAATTATTATTATTTTCTATTATAGCGATTTCTTTATTAGCCCATTTCTTCTCCGATGCTGTATAAATATAAAAATAGCAAGAAGGATACAGTTTTTTCATCGCGTTAATAAATGTAAAAAAATGCGGTCTTATTAGAAGAGATTTATTAGAATAACTATCTTTTAAATAATTATTACACAGCGTTTTATACTTATTTAAATCCTTTATATTATTTTTTTTTATTAATTCAATAATATTATATAAATCACACTGATAATTACAATCGCCTATAATGGTACCATCTAAATCTATTATAAATATGTAAGGTTCTATTTTAGACCCTTTTTCTTCCCTATTATTCATTAAATCTATTATAATATTATATTAGAATATTGTATTATAAGTAGAAGGATATATAATGTCGCAGTCGTATATGTATAATACGCAGAATATATCGGCGAAAAATAATTTTTCAAATACTATTAATAATACATTAATCAATAATAATGAAAAATTTAAAAAATTACCCGAAACACTGATTAAATATTTTAAAAACAAAACATTAAAATATAACTTGGATAAAAGAATTTTTTACTACAATCATATAGTAAATAGATTGAAAAATATTAACGCGAAGCAATGTCTAAAAGAATATTCAATTAATTCTAGTAAAAAGGACGATGTTAAAGGATATAGTATCAGCGACATAGTATTCCTTACTAAAAAATTCGGTTCTATAAGCAAATATGGTTATATTTATATAGCATCTATTAAAAATGAAATAGGCAGATATCCTATCGCGTCTAAAATTATGATTAATAATAGCGTCAATATGTTTGAAGCAAATACTAATTTAAAAATAACCGACCAAATTATTAAAAATATGATATCAAGGCACTTTATTTTAACTTATAAAGTCATTTTATGCGACAAAGTTTCTAGCAAAAATCTACCTGATATTATAATAAGCAAAAAATATTATGTTTTATTAAATGAACTTGCGCGCGGAGACCTGAAACAATTGTGTAATAATAAAACATTTCTTAAAAATGATAATATATTATATAATGTGTTCGCGCAAATCATTTTGTCAATATCTACATTCCATCATTTAGGATTTATTCACGGCGATTGTCATTGGGGTAATTTTTTATATCATATTAACCACGATGTCGACAGCAAAAGTTATCATCATTATAACATATATGGTGTAAATTATTATTTAAAATCATGTGAATATACTATGTATATTTATGATTTCGGTTTCGCTAAAAAAATTAAATCCGGAGATATCTCGGCCATAGAAGCGGATTACGTTAGAATTATTAACGCATTTAGAAATAAGAAAATAGAACCTAAATCATGGATTTCAGTAGATTACAATTTGCCTTCAGACAATGTAGGGAATTTTGCGAAATCATTTAAAAAATTAGTATATGAAAATGGCATAAATACAAAGAATAATATGCTGTTTTTAGAAAATTTAACTAATATAATTATACCGTTTTTATTAAAAGCACCTAACAACATTTTCGTTAATAAATTACCTGCCGGCGCTAAAATAATTAATAAAAAACCCTACTATATCAATAAAAAAATATTTATTAAAGATTAATGTTATAAAATATCTTTAGTACGCACCTCATTATCATCAACATATTTTTTCCGTCTATCGTCTATGTATTTCGTCATCGTTTCAAAACCGGCATATATCATATCATCCATTTCCGTTTTTGTAATATGTAATCTCATACCTTTCCTATTTAATGTAATATTCATAGCGCTTTGTAAAATTAGATTATTCGGATTATAATAATCTGTAAATTTATTATCTTGGAGTTCTTTTAATAATACCTGTTTTACCCTCAAAGTATTTAATATTGTCATCAATTGCTTGATTATATATATTAAATTGATTTTTTTAACTGGCTCCACAATCTTTTTTTCATTATATAAAATCATTCCCATTATATTCTCTCTCGGAACATTGATAAATATTTTTATTGGAAAATTATTAGTCAGGGCGCCATCATAATAGTAATATTCGCCTATATTTATAGGTTTAAATAATAGAGGAATCGCCATAGAAGCACAACACGCCTTATATACGCAAATATCCGGCGTATTTTCAATAGAAAAAATTTCGTTATCGCATGTATTTATATTAGTACATGACATATACATATTAATCCCAAAACTTTTTGATAATTGCATAAATGTAATAGTTTCCGAAATATCAAATGTATTATATTCGTTTATTATACACATATCCGGGTATTTTCTTCTTACTACATTTTTTAAATGTTGAATCAATAATTCAGTATTAAATAAACCATATTCTGTTATTAATCTGATATATTTTTTAATCGATAAATAACATAATTCGTTATCGTCCTTACAGTTATATAATATTTCTTCCATCTCCTCGATTGTCAGTCTAAAAGCAATCATTAATCCGACCAGCGCGCCTATAGAACATCCCGCGATATGCCTTATATTTTTATTTATATTATTTATATATATGTATCTTAATGCTCCGACGAATATTACGCCCCTCATACCTCCTCCCGATAAAACTAAATGCGTAATATTCATATTCTAATATTAAAGATATGATATATGGAAATATATATATTTTCTTATATATGCGAATTATATTCTTGAATATTTACTTTGTAATATACGAGTGCCTCTTTTGACGCATTGTTTTCCGCTTCTTTTTTTGTATTTCCTGTGGCAGTAGATATAATACTTCCGTTCTTATCTTTAATACAATATGTAAATATCCTAACATTATCTTTAACAACTACGTTTAATTCCTTGAATTGCGGCGCGTCTTGTAAAGAATGTAACATATGAGATACCAACATATCCTTGTAATTATTTTTAATTCTAATAAGTTCGCAAAAATCTATATAATTCTCTATAATATATATGAGCCATGATTCGACTACAAAATATCCTGCGCCTGAACTTGGATTAATATTGATATTAGGAATAATAACATTATCATTATCTGTCTGAAAATCTAGATATAATGCTCCCAAAAATGCTTCAAAAATATCTTCCATTATTTTATAGTTATTTCTACCCCCCGATTCTTCGACCTGTTTTGAAATTATAGCGAATTTCGGTAATCCTATTTTATCAGATAAATAACCTAGCATTTTTCCATTTACAATCTTTGTCCTAATTTTTGATAAGAACCCTTCGTTTTGATCCGGGAACCTGTTATATAAATAATTGGCGACAATCATACCCAATAGCGAATCTCCTAAAAACTCCAATCTTTCATAAGACATATCTTGTAAAGGCAGACAATCGCTGGGGCAATTCGCATTACTTTTATTAAAGTCTATATTTTTCATAGTACAATACGATTTATGAACGAACGCAACACGATATAAATTAATATTTTTAATTTTTAAATTTGATAACCCATTATTTTTTAATAGACTATATAAATCCTCCTCATTTAACAAGATATTTTTAGAGTTATATGGTTGATTATCTATATCAATCTCCATAGTTTTATTGTGGATATTATCAATTCTTTTCATCTTAAATATTAATGATTACTTAAATCTTATAATCATTTTTTATATATATAAATATTAAATGTATTTTTCTTTTAAATAGAATAAGATAATAAATGAGTTATCCAATTAATGATATAACAGCCCCTCTTATACAACTAGATTCGGTTGCTATTGGGTTTCAATTAAATAACGATGGTGAAGCGAGTAATATCAATAAATTAGATTTAACCAGCGAAGAATATTTAGTTGTAGGAGAGAAAACGTATTATACTGATACTTCGAATACCAAATGGTCTCTTATTGTTAATAGTCAAGGTACTTCGGTTAATGCGTCAAGAAATTTAGCGCGCAATAATTTGACTCACGATACTTCTTTATATGTTGATAAAAACATTTATTGTTCAGGTATTATTAAAGCAGCCGGTTTAGAATTAAGTAATATTAGAATTGATGACGCGAACCCTATAACTTGCAATTTAATAAAGGAGTTTATTGTTAAAACAAATGACCTCGTAGTATCTCAACCATTTCAAACAGGATATATAACTAATTATAGTAATTTATATGATATTAATTATGATGTTAAAAACATTTTTACTCCAAACTACGTAACGTTCGGAGGTCATGTTGATACCTATAAAAATACCCACCCCCTTAACATTGTATCAACTCCAAATAATAAATTTAGTAGCATGCATATCGCCATAAAGAATGATACAAATAATAGCGAAGAACCGGCTAAAATGTGTATGGGCATAATTGGCGGAAGCAATACATCTCCGGCGATTATTTCTACAACTAAAGGTGTTCCCCTAGAATTTCATGTCAGCAGATCATCTGAAGATATTAATATGGCATATGGAACTAAAGCGGTGCCAACATATAACATTAGTAATATTCCTGCCATGACTATTGATGAGAATAATAATGTCGGTATAGGAACTAATTATACAACTCTCAAAATTTACAATAAAAAGAGTTTCATAAACAATATTACTAATAAAACTGAATTACATGTTAAATCCAAATTAGAAGTTAAGGGATTATCTACTTTTGATGATATATTATTATACGATTTTATAACGAAAACGTATAGACATCTTGACGATATTTATATTCGCTCATCAGGCGTCGGCGTTCTTAACGCTACGCAAATAAATGGTGGAGATTTTACGGATCCTTCTTATAGATTTAATAATAATTTATCAGTCGTAAATGAATTAACTACTAAAGATATAATTATTAATAATAACGCGACAATACAGAGCAATTTAACAACTAATTTTTTAAATGTTTTAAATCATTCAAAATTTGATGGAACAGTAGCTTTTAATAATAATGTAGATTTTGATAATGTAGAAAATATTAATGTAAATAAATTAAATATAACAAACGATTTATTTATTAATAATAAACGCGTAACTCCACTTAATTTAACAGATACTTTTACAGGAAACTATGAAACTGTAGTTGATGGAAGCAATTATTTATTCGTTTATGTTAGTAGCAATATAGCGTCTCTTGATGCCAACTGTAATGTTAATTTTCCAAATAAGTTGGCATTGGGTCTTACAGATAGTGACGGATTTGACGGTATCCTAAATATTATTAAAAATGATAGAAGTACAAGTAATAATTTTGATATATTTTTGAAAAACAAATTGGAAAATAAAGAGTATATCGCTAATATAGGTAGATTGTCGCGCCTAGATTATAACGACAATAGTTTAATATTTAATACAAATAAAGTAACAGGGAAAAATAATAATATATATTTTTATCCATCATGTGACATATCTATATTAACATCGAATAGATATCTTCCTAATTTAGAAAATACACCTCCTACATTATCTCTGCTAAATGGAAAGGTTGGTATTAATAAACTAAATCCCAATAACATGTTTTCACTAGATATCAATGGTATTGTTGCTGCAAATGATTATTATATTTCTCAAAATAATAGTATTAAAAGAACAAAAATTTTCTCTTATAATAATGATAAAAACTTTTTCAATTTATATGATACATCAACAGATAAATTTTGTATTAACTATAATGAACTTCTATCTTTTTCTTCTGATATGAGAGGTTTAAATGTTAAAAAAGGTATCAATGCTGATTTATATTATCAGAATAATATATTATTAGAAACTCTCCAAAAAGCGAGTTCTGAAGACAGTTTTTATACTAATAAAAACATATCTATAGGTTGGAATGGAGAACAAAACGTCGCTCCTCTACAAGTAAGAAACTTATTTACAAATGATTATAATTATTCTACAATACGCATTTATAGGGGGGTACGAGGAGGAGGTCTTTTTAATAATGCCGATTATAGCGGTATTGATATATGTGAATATGATAGAGATATAGAACAAGATAGAAATAAAGAAAAATGGTTTATTTATAAAAATCATAAATATAATGACCTAGATGCGAGAGATTATATGCGCATTGGACCTTTACAAATAGGATACACAAATAAAACAATCGAGCCAACATCCTATGGTATGTCTTTTTATTATGATACAGCGACAAGTAAATATCATATTGATGTTAATAATCCTAAAGTGTCTTATGAAGACAAGTCTGCTATGACAATTTATGGCGATTTAAATGTTCATGGTAATATAAATATTTTAGATAATGAAGGATGTAATTTTAATTTTACGATGAAATTATTATCATCAAACTTACAAAGAGTAGATAGATATATTAATTACATATCAAATACAGGTGAATCAGGAGAAGGATATAACAAATCAGGTGATAAAATTGAGATGTCTTTTGATATTTTAAGATCTAGAGAAAATCTTGTAATAGACCCTTTGCAAAATTCTAAAACACCAGTTATTATTAAAAATATGAACGATGACAACCCAGTTACAAAATTCATCACTTATTCAAAATCTAATATATGCTACTCTATGATTGAACTCGCTATTTATAATAGCAATTTACAAATCCTAGACGACAGTTTTGATAAAAATAATAATGTTAAAAATTCCGTCCAAATTAGTCTTGGTGGTAATAATAATAGTAATACAACACTAGATTTTAACGTCTATAATAACGAATCTTATAAAAATTTTTTACGATTTACCAGTAAGGTAAGTGATAATGGAGACGCGAATAGTACTATTGCGCACTTTGGTCTTGGAACTGATAAAAGTTCTAATATTCTATTACATATTGATGGGACTGAAAAATATGGTTTGCAAATTACAAATAATGAATATCCAGCATCAATAAATTTATTAAATTCTGAAGGTCCAAACGTTTATCATAATATATCAGGTGGTGAATTTAATAACAATTATAAATTTAATATAAGTGTTTCATCTTCTAATAATGGCCTAAATGAACCTATATTAACTAATGTTTTCACTATAGACGCTTTCAAATATGATGCCGAAAAACGCAGGGGAGCGCGTTTTGGATTTAATGAAGATTTTAAATCAAATACAACTCAATCGCTCGTTCTCAATACTGATTATGACACAGTAGCAATGGGAATTAAAAGTAGATATAGTTATGAATATATGTTTAATAGTACAGTTATAATAGATTATGATGATGTATCAATAGACCCATTATCTTCTAATTGGAATAATAATAATAAAGTATATTTTAGTTCATATAAACAGAATATATTACAATTACCGCCTATAGACGATAATAATAACCCCATTATATCAAGTAATGTTACAGATGATTTCATATTTAAAACATTAAATGTTATATCAAATAATTTATCATATATAACAGTACATTCCAATATTAATTATCAATATTTCTTTAGTAATTTAAATATAGATTATTTAAATTCAAATCACTCTTTAAATTTAAATTCTGATAGTGTGACAGATGATTTTACATTAACAAGAAATAATGATTTTAATTTAATACCAAAAAATATTTTATATAGCAGTAATGATGATATAAAACCACATGATATTGTTGTAAAACAATCAATAATCAATAATAAAGCACAGTTTAATATAGATAATAGTAATATATTTTTTGATTATACATATACTAATAAATATAATTTAGCGACAAATATTTCATCTAATGTTATAATTATTAATTATTCAAATTTAGAAATTATTGATAATAGTAATTATTTTAATATTAGTAATTATATTATAACAACGTTTTCAACGGATGACACCCCTTTTAATGAAAATAATAATAGTTATGAACATATTTATGTCGACTTTAATCAAAATAAAATTAATATTAAAAATAAATTACTTGAAAATTATAGCAATTATTTAAATACATATACTAAAAATATTTTGAGATATAATTCTAACATATTCTACAATGCTAAATTTTTTTCTATTCATAAAAACAATTTAAATATTATTACTTCAAATGTTATATTTGATAACTTTTTTGATAAAAATACTGCTTATTTGAAAATTAGTTCAAATGTTATAGATGCTAATAACATTATCTTTAAAACATCAAACTATTCTATCAACAATAACGCAAATTCTACGCCACGAAATATGATTCTTAAACGTTTAAGTTCAAATATTATAACAGATTCATTTGATATATTGGGAAATACTATTAATAATAATGTAATTATAGAAGAATATATTAATGACTATTCAACTATTAATACAAATAATTTTAGAATAGGTATTAAAAATTATAATTATAAAAATTATAAACCGCACATTTCTTTAATTAATGAGGTAGAGAGAAATAATAGTCTTTTTGAAGGTCATGAAATATACAGTTATGATGGTATATTTGAAATTAAATATTCTAATTCTAAAAATAATCAAATAGTGCCTCTCAAAATTGATAAAGAAGGAACTATGTTCCTTGATGGAGGATTAGATATGGAAGGTGATTTAAGATTTAGCGGGAGAATATATGACGCAAATGGGAATAATTTGATAGAACAACTTAACACAAATTATTATAAAGAATACGAAATTAACTCTAGTAACATTCATTTTAATTCTTTAGGTTCTAATGGTTTGGAGATTAACTGTTACTCTAGTAGCAAATTTATAGATTACAAGTTTTTTTATGTAAAAGATATGTTAGCGTCTAATGTAATTAATGATATTTTGATTTTACATAAATCAGAACAATTAGAGAATAAGTATAATTTGGATTTATATACTGATTTATATGTAAGTTGTAATATATATATTGAAGGATATGGAAATAATACATCATTGACAGTATTGCAAAAAAATAACACTAATATAATTGAAGCGTCTAATCTCACGCGAGAAGTGCTAACACTTGCATATGATGGAAGCATGGGATTAGGTGTTACAGAACCAAACGGAGTATTATTTAATATAAAACAAAATATATCCGGAAGTAATGTTATTTCAGCATCTAATCTTAATCGCGAAATCCTAACACTAGCATATGATGGAAGCATGGGATTAGGTGTTACGAAACCTCAAGGAGTATTATTAAACATTAAGCAAAATATCATAAATAAAAATGTTATATCAGCATCCAATCTTAATCGCGAAATCCTAACTCTCACATATGATGGAAGTATGGGATTAGGTGTAACAGAACCTAACAGTGTATTGTTAAACATTAAGCAGAATATTATAAATAGAAATGTTATTTCAGCATCCAATCTTAATAGCGAAATCCTAACACTCGCATATGATGGAAGTATGGGATTAGGTGTAAGAGACCCTAAAGGAGTTTTATTGAATATTAAGCAGAATATATCTGGAAATAATATTATTTCAGCATCTAATATTAATAAAGAAGTATTAACATTGACATATCAAGGAAAATTAGGAATAGGAACGCAAAATCCCGAAGTATTTTTAGAAATTAATTCTACAGATGGTATTAAGATACCAAAAGGTACTGAAAGTGAAAGACCTAAAGGTAATAATATTGTGGGTACTATTCGCTATAATATAGATACTGAACAGTTTGAAGGATTTGGTGCTGGCAATAATTGGGGAACACTTGGGGGAGTTAAAGATGTAAATAATGATACTTATATAAGCGCGGAGAGTTCTCCTGGAATTAATAATGACGAACTTCGATTTTACACAAGCAATATTGAAAAGATGATTATAAAAAAAAATGGCAATGTAGGTATAGGTAATAAACTACCGCAATATTTATTAGATGTTAATGGAGATATTAGAACTAATTCTAATTTATTTGTTAATTTAAATGTAGGTATTGGAACTACCAATATTTCTGATTCTCTTCTAAATATTTATGGTAAATTAGCAAATCTTAAAATACAAAATCCAGATATTAATAATCCTATTTCTTCAATCGAATTTATAAATGGAATTAACAACTCAATTAAAAACAATAATTATTATGGATGGAAAATGTTAAATAGTAATAACAATTATATAATATGTTCGGGAAGTAATAATATTATTAATAATAGATTAATTATTGATGGTAAATCTGGAAATGTAGGTATTGGTACACAGCCCCACACAACAGTTGATATTAACGGAGATATTTATAAAATAAATATAAATGGCAGTATTAATGTTGAAGGAGATATATATAGACAAGGTGTATTATTATTTCAAGGAACAGGAGGCGTTCCCGGTGAGAATAATGGTGTTATTTCACAAAATATGCCTATACAGACATTATCTAAAACATACACAAAAACTAAAACGTATCTAGAATCAACAAATGATAATGATGATGGATGGAGATTTATTGATGATAATATTAATACAGGTTTTTTAATAAAAATTAAACCATCGCATGTATCATCTAAAATTTTAATAAATTTATCAATCCATATTGGCATAGATAGTTTTCCACAATCAATATGGTGGGGTTTAAGATTATATAGAAAGGTTATTGATAATAATCAAAATATTGTTTCAAATTGGCAAGAAGTAATTGCTTCTCGCCCAAATAATAACGAACAAAATGCAACACCATGTTGGTTATCTCATACACTTGGAGCAAATTTAACAAGTTATGAAAATTTTATCGCTAATGTAAATGGTATATTTTTTGACAATCCTAACACTAATCAAACTATTTATTATACAGTTAAATGGAAGACAAATTTAGGAAATATATATGAGGGAAGTGGGGCAAATATTTATTTAAATAGACCGGCAAGATATAATTCAAGTAATTCTTCTATATTATCATCTTCGTGGACAGCAACAGAAATATGGCAATTAGGAACCCCTTATAATATACAGGAAAACGTAGAAGCAATTACAATATATAATCAAGATAATATAAATTATGTAGGAATTGGTAATTCACAACCACAAAATTCATTAGATGTTACAGGAGATATTAATGTAACCGGAACATATAAGGTAAATAATGAAATTTTTAAGACTAGTCAATGGACTACAAATGATAATAATAATATATATTATAATAATTTCATAGGTATTGGTACTACAAATCCTAGTTCTTTACTATCTTTAAAAGGCGTTAATGCTAAAATTAAAATTCAAGATGACGGGGTAGAAAACAACGGTAGTATTAGAACACGGTTATCAACATCTATAGATTTAATTAATGGTTCAAGTAATTCATTTGAATATAATTTTAATAAATGTGGCTGGAGAATGTCTAATAGTAACAACAATTATATAATATCTTCGGGAAGCAATAGTATTATTAAAGACAGATTTATAATAGAAGGAAATACAGGAAATATAGGTATTGGTACAATACCTAATCATAAATTAGATATTGATGGTGTAATAAATGCTAAATCATTTAACTTAAATGGTTCCCCTTTTGTTCTAGATTTTTCACAAGGAATGACAATACAAACAATACATAAAACATATTCTAAAACTGTAGAAAAACTATCGGACTCTACAGGGTGGGTTCCTATAGATATTGAAAACGACGGTTTTTTTGTAAAAATTCAACCATCGCATCAACAATCAAAAATTTTAGTATCTATTACATGCCATATAGGCATGGATTATACAGAAGATTCAAGATGGTGGGGATTACAATTATACAGAAAAATAGGCGATAACGGTGAATGGGTGGTGTTAAATGATGCAAATGGAACAAATGATGAACAATTAGAATGTTCTCCATGTTGGATTTCTCATAATTTGGGAGCAGATAATAGCATGTATTCACATTCAATAATAAATGTTTCAGGTTCTTACGAAGATGAACCTAATACAACCTCAAATGTTTATTATACTGCTTATTGGAAATCTAAATTAAATAATTCTGTAGGTAAATTATATATTAATAGACCAGCATATATTAATAATTCAAATTATCCATTAACATCTTCTAGTTGGACGGCAAGCGAGATATGGAATAATGGAACGCCTTATAAACCTACAACAGCAGCGATAACAATAGCATATGAAAAAGTTGGAATAGGTATGACACCAAATAATTTAAGTGAATATAAATTAGAGGTAAATGGAGATGTTAAATGTAAAGGTTTACAATGTATATCAGTAAGTCAAACAAGTGATTCGCGATATAAAAAGAATATTGAAAGTATAGATAGTGTATTAGAAAATATAAATAGGTTAAATCCTATTACGTATTTAACATTAGACGATGATATTGCTGATAAAAAATCATATGGTTTTGTAGCACAAGAAATAAAAGAAATATTCCCCGATATTGTAAATGAACCTAAAAATATCAACGAATTATATAGTATTAATTATACATCAATAATACCTCTATTAACAAAATCAATTCAAGAATTAAGTAAAAAAATAGAAATGCAGCAACATGAAATTAATTATCTAAAACAAAAACTATAAATTATACGTAAATTTTTTATTAAATATTAATATTAATTATATAGATAGAGAGACTTAATAATATAAATGAATATATTAAATGTGGGCTACGGTACAACAAATCCACAAACTCTTATACATTTAGTACAGAATAATGTATCATTACGTTTAGAGGATCCTCGTGATAATATTGAAAGTATTATTAATATAGATTTTAAAAGAGGTAGTGGAATATTCGGAAAAACTTTAAATAGTGATTGGAGATTATCTAGTTCAAATAATAGATTTAATATACAAAAATATTCTAATAATATAACATGTAATATATTATCAATTAATCAAAATGGAAATGTTAATATTGCTAATGATATTATATTTAATGGTAATTTAATTAATAGAGGTTTGGATGTTATATATAATGTAAGTAATTATATTGTTTATACTAGCAACGTAATTAAAACCTATATTGATACAAATAATTATAATACTAGTAATTACATTTATTCAACTAGTAATTTAATTAAAACCTATATTGATACCAATGATTATAATACTAGTAATTACATTTATTCGGCTAGCAATTTAATTAAATCCTATATTGATATTAATGATTATAATACTAGTAATTACATTTATTCGACTAGTAATTTAATTAAATCTTATATTGATACTAATGATTATAACGCTAGTAATTTTATTAAAACTATAGATAGTAATATTAGTAATATTATTAATAATAAGGATAATAATATATCTAATTATGTATCTCATACTTCTAATATAATTTCGTTAAGAATTAATAATTTAACAACGGATGACATAAATATCGGTGTAAATAATAAATTTATAGTTAATACATATCACGACGATATTTTAAATGTTGTTGGTAAATTAAATATTTTTTCAAAAGGCACTTTTTTAGAAGATATAGTAAATATATATCAGGATAATATTAATAGTAATAGTATTCTAAAAATATTAGATAACGGAAAGATTGGTATTGGTAATTCACAACCTAATCATAAATTAGATGTTAGTGGTGATGTTAATATAACTGGAAATTATATGATAGATAATATAGATATTATCGAGCAAATCAATAATAACATAACTTCTACATCTAATTTATTTAATGATTTATATACTGATTTATCATCAACATTATTTTATTATGATAATAACAATTTAAAAATATCAA